AACGCCTACATCTATTAACTCCCCATGGGGATCGAAGACTTCATGATCCGGAGTATCGAAGACTGGGCGTCCATGCTCATCAATAAATCCTTCGTAGTTCCACTCCATTGGGATAAAAAGAGAATATAAACCAGACGCTGTCTGTCCATTTCTGTTTCGCTTAGTAACGTTTGATGCTCCATATAATTTTTTAAAGTTGTCTCCACCTTTGTCTAGTGAGTTTGAAGTTGAGCCCATCATACATTTACCTATAATCCTACTACCTAATCGTAAACATGTTTTTGTAACTCTCCAGTTGTTTAATATATTATCGGGTCTTTCCCACTTACCACTTTCATCATGTACTAACAGTTGAAGCTTTTCTCCGTCATAACTGTTATCACCTGTATTTTTCCAATCAATAGTAGTATCAAGTCCAGCCAGGTCCTCCTGCTTTTCATTAGCAGTGATTTTTTTACGCGTGAACTTACTTGCAGGAACCCTATAAGCAAGCTCAGACTTAGGTCTGTCCATACCGTCTTGAATCGGTTTAAAAAAGAAAGGATAGTTGATCGATATTGGAACCACCTTGTCTGTAAACATTTTTTTTGCATCACTACCTGTTTTAGATAATATACCAAACCTTGCATCACTTGATATTGTAGCTTGGTTAACTGTTTCAGCCGACGACATAAAAGAAAAACCAGATCGTCTGTTTTTAAGGTAACACATACCATAACATCTTTTATCTGCTTTGCAAGCTTCCCAAAATATATAGAATAATCTATTAGCTTCTCTAAAATCAGGTGCACCTACGTCAATCTTACTCCATTGCAGATACATATAATGTGTACCTGTTATATATGTTGGTGTTCCGTCGTTATCAAACCAAAACCCTTCATCTCTGCGTTTAAACTCCTCATCTATATAATCAAACCAACTAGACTTTTTTTCTTCAGGATATGCTCTCCAATCAAATATATTTTTAAGCCTTGCTAATTCTTTAGGATAATCAAACTGCTCCCACTTTTTCTTTTTACTACTGTAAACGTTTCTAGCTTTTGGTAATGCTATTTGAAGATTTTGTATTTCGTATATTTCACCTATTTCACCAGTCTTAGATATAACAATAATGTCGTGGTCTTTGTCATAACCGTATTTCCACTTTCTTTTTTTATTAAGCCTACTTATAGTGGTTTTTTTTATAGGTTCTACTATGTTAACTAAACTTTGCTTGTACATTACTTAGATCTACCCTCTGCGAATCCTTTAAAGACTTTTTCCTTTTTCTCTTCAGGTGTTTTTCCCTCAAGCAAGTTTTCTTCTTCTTGTATTCTGTTAAGTATTTCAAATGCGTCAAATATAGCTAGTTTTTTAGTAGCTGCAGCGTTCTTCAATCTATCAGCTGATATATCATCATCAGAATCTACAATAGCTTCTTTAGCGACTTTAATCAGTTCTTCAACCGCCCTGTGCCCAGCTTGGATTATATTCTTCTTCGTTTCCTTGATATTCATATTTAATTGTAATAAATTGTGTCATAACCCTGTATAGTCTTTGACCATCTATAACGAATTCATATTCATCATCTGGACTAAAGCCTACTAAATCGTCTTTCTGTAAACCAGTGGCTTCTAAACCATCATCTAGGTATTTTAAAACACCTATTAAAGGTTCTTCAATATTAGTATCTAAATTATCTTTAGAAACTATTGGTTTTACAAAGCAATATCCTTTTGAAGCTCTCCAATCAGTATCTTCTGATTTGTACAGGAATATTTGCTCCTCAGATATGAAGTAAGTTTCTTCATCGAAAAAACTTCTACTATTCTTTTCTTCACCACGCATGTTATGCCATCTTCTAAATACATTGTGGTGTAGTATAACTTTATCACCAACCTTTATGTTTGTCTCACCTATTAATGGTACAGACTTTACGATAGCTTCCCTGCTTACAAACTGGTGGTTGAATATTTCAGTATTAACTATTAGTTCTTTATCACCTATTTTTTTTGTGTTATTGTATCTTGATTTTATAGGTGAAACTACGAAATCATAAACACTTTTCATTAATACTGTAAATTATACTCGACTGATACAGCCATATTTTTATTAAAATCTTTCCAAGGCAAAACATCATTACCCTTTTTAATGTACACGCTGTATTTATCTTCTGTTTCTATTATATCGCAGATAGTATGACCACCATACACTTCTTGCCCTACAGCATAGTGCATAGCGTCATTTTTATAATCTTTACCGATACTAATCTTTCTTATCAGCTTGCTCATTGTCTGGGTATTTTATAGATCCATCTTCAATACTAATATCTACAGTTCCATATTCTCTCTCTAACTCTTCTTGTACTTCTTTTAACAACACTTGAAGTTGGGTGATGTCGTGAAGTAGTATATGCTTTTGAGTTTCTAACCTACCAACTTCCATTTGAGCCCTGTTAATATCGCTAACAACCTTTTGAACTTTTTCAAGTTGTGGTGTTGTTATTTTTTCTGGTTTTGGATTTAAATCCACTATTTTACTTTTTGCCATTTTATTTAATTTAATTGTTTGTTAATAGTATTATTACACGTTTACTCGATAGTCTAAATATCAGAGTTGTCTGTCCAATCTGATCCTCTTACTATTGTTAACATCTCCTCGTGAGTATACTGATCTAAGCCTTCTAAGAATGATGGAGCTTCTCCATAAAACTTAGCGATGAATTTTGTTCCATCTAAAGAACGTCTAACAGTTGCTGCAGAGTTTTCTACTATTTGTGAGAAGTCAACTACTGGGTTTCCCTCTTCGTCAACCTCTTCTAATAAACTTGTAAGTGGTGTTGTATATATCATTTGTTTTTATTTTTAATTTTATGAATTTCTAGGTACGTCCTTTTGTATTACACCTCCTTGTGTATGTCCGTAATTATTTTCTGTAAATAAATCTATTGTTACAGGTAATCCTGTTGTTTTAGCATACGTTTCTGCTTGTGTTTGTTCTTCTAATTGTGCTCCCCAAATTAAAACTTCATCTCCTACTACTGCAACACTAGGTGCATCAAGTCTAAATGTAACATTTGCTGATGGTGTTCCTGTTAAAGTCAAAGTAGATTCATACCTAACCCAATCATTAGTTAAAACAAAAGCAGATGATTGTTGTGCTTCTGCATAATTATCTCTTATTAGAAAGAAATTTATATTTTTACCAATACTACTTCCAACACCTTTAGCATATATACTTAAAGTAAAAATCTGTTTAGTGCTGCTAATTTGATTTTGAATAAAAGGGTCTGTTCCTGTTGATGTTAATTTAGTTGCATTATTATCTCCAATAGGGCTTGTACCTTGATTGCTTGAAATTGTAACACCACTACTAGTTGTATAACCAGTAGATGAAGTTATATCTTCTGAATAAGTTAATAAGTTAGTAGTTGTTGCTTTTCTTACTGCTGCTATACCATCTGACTTTAGATATGCAGTAGCTTGTGATTGTTCCTCTAATTGAAATGCGTCTATAAAAACACTACCCAAACTTTGAGCAGCTACACCTGACTCTAAGTGATAACCTAAATGAATATTTATTTTGTTTGAAGTTGGAGCAACAAATGTTATTTCAAATCTTTTCCAATTATCATAACCCTCACTTTCAGTTGCTACAAAATTTGCGTTTGGTACAGTTCCCCAAGCAGAAGTATTATTTAAAACTATCGCGAAATTAGATGCAGTTCCAAGTTTAACATATCCGCTTAATGTATAAGTATTTCCGTTTGTTACTGGAGTTTGAAAGCCATAGAGATATTCTAAAACTCCACCACCATTATACGTGTAAGTAGCAGCGCTCTGTAAACCATCAATACCAACAGCGTTATTCTCAACAATATCTGTAGAACCGGCTTTCAACCAATAACCAACAACAGCTGTTGATTTTACGTCATTAAATCCACTATCAAGCAATAAATTAGTAGTAGGTATATGTGCAAGATTAGGACTTGTTTGGTCTTGGAATATAAACGGTGCAGCTGTAGCTGGATAACTAAGGAATTTAGAATCTAATATACCATCACCCATTCTGTAATAATTTCTAAGCTTTGTTAGTGGGTATTGGTTAGTGATATTACCCTCTGGCATAGAGGTCATAGTGGCAGGGTTGCCACCTATTTCTTTTACTGATATATTATCAATTTCTACATAATTACTAGAATTATTAGCAGTATCAACAATTCCTATATACATAGTAGCTGCTGATGGACTTAAAATAGTTGTTGATGTTCCTGTTTCAGTAAATAAAGTTGTAACATTTGAACTAAGATTAGAGTTAGTAGCAATTCTAAAATTAGCAGTACCACCACTAGCATTATCAACATCAACAGTTGCTTTTATTATATATTGTTTAGTTGTGTCTAAACTTAAATCTTGTGAAAGACCATAAGCACCTGAAGCATTTGCAGTTGCTCGTAAATTGTTATTATTAATAGAAAGTGTTGTGTTGGCATATGCTAAACCCCAACCTGTTGTAGAACTACCATCTCCATTAATAATTTCTTCAGAACCTAGTGTAGGGTCTACTTGATCATAGATAACAGGGTACTCATCATTAATACCATCTCCCATCTTCCAATATCCTTGTAATCCTGTGTTTACCTCTTCTAATGTTATGTTGTCTATTGTTCCTGATGCATTCGTTAACCCTACAGGAGTTACTTGATAATTAGAAGAAGATGGTGTTCTATAAAAAACATTTTCCCCAAGTTTAAGACCATAACTAACAACACCTGCAGAATCATAAAGTCTAAAATCGTCATGTGTTGCAGATACGTTTACAGTAATTTTATGTGTTTGACCTGCTGTTACTTTCAGTACAGTAGAAGTTAAAGATGAACTACCACCACGTTCTGCAAGCGTAGCCTTACCACCACTAATACTCCAACCCGTACCTGTTGTCCAGTAACCACCTGCTATGTTTTGTGCTTGTGTACCTGTTAAAGTAAAATCACTGTCTAGTATTAATTGTGCATGAGGACTACCATTCTGAATACCTCTTGCGAAGTTAGCACCACCACCTAAGTTAACCATTTCAGCATAGTTATTTTCTTTATAAAACTCCACTGTAACAGGTGAACCAATTGTTTTTATATAAGGTGTTGCTTGTGTTTGTTCTTCTAGTTGAATACCCCAAATTAAAACTTTTTCTCCTGTTGAAAAACCACTAAAACCACCAAAACCCACTCCTGTTGCTGCACTTGCATCAGCAGTTGAGGTTAAAGAATATCGTTTCCATTCATTAGTTACAGTAATATTTTTATATCTACCACCTGTACCCTCATTTTGTGGAAAACCTGGAGAACCTAAACCAATAGTTGTGTCTAAAGTACCACTAACTGTTTTTAAATAAACACTTAATGTATATGTAGTACCTGAACTTACAGTATAAGCGTTCTGCATTGAACCGTCTGCACCTGTAGAAACTAATTCATAAGCATTAGTAGTTCCATCAGGTGCAACAAATCCTGTAGTTGGAGTTACTGAAGTTTTTGTCCAAAAAGACTTACTAAAATCCTCACTATAATCTAGCAAGTTAGTAGTAGATGATTTTCTTTGTCCAGGAATACCGTTTGATTTTACGTATGGAGTAGCTATTGGGTGTTGTTCAAGTTGTGCGCCAAATACATAAATACTATCTCCACCAACAACACCACCACTTGTTGCACCATCTATATTAGATAAATAAATAAATTTTGCAAAAGAAGATGTTAAAGTGTATTTCATTGTACACCTATACCAACCATTTCCAAAATCTTGTATATCTCCAGTTGCATTATATGTAGTTCCTACCACTCCATTTTCTAAATCAAAATATACTGCATA